CGATCCGGTGCTCATTTCTGAGCTGGAGGCTTACGAGGCGACGCGGCTGCCAAGCGGCCGTTGGCGCTACGAAGCGCCCGCCGGGATGCACGACGATACGGTGATCGCCCTGGCGCTGGCGCTGGAAGCGGCGCAGCAGCCGCCCACTATTCGCCTATCCCGCCTTCCGCAAGGGGCGGCAAAAGGATGGACTCCATGAGCCTGTTTGACACACGACTCTTCGCCTGGATACGACCACAGCGCGACGGCGCGCGGCCGCCGCTACAGCTCAACTCCCGCGCTATCGCCGGCGGACGGCAAACGGTAGATACCAGCTTTGCCGCCGGCTTTGGCACGGTGTTCACCTTCGTGCCGCCGCCCGACTACGACGCGCACTGGCAGATGATTGGCCTTGATACGCGCACCATGAACCGCATGAACCCGACGCGCCTGCAGCGCCTCATGCTCGACCTCTCGCCAGAGATAAGCGCCGGTGTGTGGAACTTCCTGCGCCTTGCCAACCCCGGCTGGGAAGTGGAGGCGCTGCGGCCCGGCTCCGACGAACAGGACGCGCGCGCGCAACAGGCGTTGGAAGCCTTTCTCGCCGCGCTGCCGTCAGTCTACGCCGCGCCGCAGCAAGCGCCGGCCGATACCGTCATCAACACGCTGTTCCTCGGCGCGTTCCTGCGCGGCGCGTTCATGGCCGAGCTGGTGCTGGACGAGGCCGGCCGCACGCCGCTCAACATCGCCACGCCCGATCCGGCGAGCGCCCGTTTCCGCCGTGTAAGCGACGAGCGGCTGGGCGCGGTGTACGAGCTGGGTCAGTGGCAGGGCGGGCGCTGGGTGACGCTCGACAGCGAGACCGTGCGCTACGTGCCGATAGACCCCGCGCCCGGCGAGCCGTACGGCCGCCCGCTCATCACCCCGGCCATGTTCGGCGCGCTCTTCCTGCTCGGCCTGCTCCACGACCTGCGCCGCGTCGTGCAGCAGCAGGGCTACCCGCGCCTCGACCTGGAGGTCGTGCTCGAAAACCTCAAGGCCGTCATGCCCGCCGGCCTGAATGCCGACCCGGAAGCAATGCAGGCATGGGTGCAGGCGGCGGTGGACGAGGTGATGGCCGCCTACTCCCGCCTGGAGCCGGACGACGCCTATGTGCATCTGGACGTAGTGAAGGTCAACCGGCCCGTCGGCGCGGTGGACGCGCAGAGCCTGTCGGCGGTTGACGGCCTCATCTCTGCTGTCGAGCGCATGGTCAGCAGAGGGCTGAAGATGATGCCGCTGGTCATGGGCGTCAACGACGCGACGACAGAGACAAATGCCAACCGTCAGTGGGAGCTACAGGCGGCGGCTATCAAGAGTATGCAGCATCTCCTGGAGACGCTACTGGAAAGGCTCCTGACGCTGGCTTTGCAGGCGCAGGGCATCCGGGCAACCGTGCGGTTTCGCTTTGCCGAACTCAGGGCGGCTGAACTGCTCAGGGATGCCATGACTGAGCAGCTCAACATCGCCAACGCCAGCGCGCTCTACGCCGCCGGCTGGATAAGCCAGGATGAGGCGGCGGAGATGGTCGTCGGTCACCCCGCCGACGCGCCGGCCCCACGCGCGCCCGTCGCCGGCGCTGAGTGGCCCGCCGGCATTGACGCGAACAACGAAGACCGGGCGGCGTTGCTGCAAGCAAGTTTACTTGCCGAGATCCGCGCCGCGCGGCTGGCGGTGGATGAGCGAATGGAGCGGGAGGCAGAGCATGTCAACGGACACCGCTAACCTCGTCCGCCTGCACAACGCGCTGACGGCGGCGCTGCCACAGGCCGGCGCGCGGCAGCTTGCCGACGGCCCGACAGCGGACGAGCTGGCCCTCGAGGCCGCCTTTGCCCTGGCGCTGCAGAGCCCGCTGCGCTCGACCTATGCCTTTGCCCTGCGCGGCATTGCCGAGGTGGAGGACGAAGACGAGGACGCCGTATTTGCCTGGATAGCGGACCGCTTCCGCAACGAGCCGGCAGAAGTGGCGGCGCTGGTCGCCGTGCTCTTCACCTACGGCCGGCGCGCGTTCGACGTGGGCGGCGCGCTAGGGTTGGCCGAAATGGGGCTTGCGCGCCCGTTCCGCCTGACGAACGCGGCGCTCATCAATGCGCTCCGCGAATACGCCAGCTCCCTGACCGACGTTGACGCGGACATCTCGCTCACGCGCACGACGGCACGGGAGGCGGCGCGCCGCTTCTGGCTCCTGCGGCAAGAGGGACTGAGTACGGCCGACATCGCCGGCGCGATGGGCGTCTATGCCACCGAGCGGGCCACCAGCCGCAGCGCCGTCGTCGCCGAGACGGAGAGCGTGCGCGTGACGCGGCGGGCGATGCTGGAGACCTACCGGCGCAATGAGGTGACGACGTACGAGTACAGGACGCAGAACGACAGCAGTGTATGTATGATCTGCCGGCCCTACCACCGGCGGCGCTTCTCCGAGAGCGACCTGCCGCTGCTGCTGACGCTCATTCCGCAGCACGTGGGCTGTCGCTGCTATCACCTGCCGGTTGTCGAGATAGTCCCCGAGGAGGTCTGGACTGGTGAGTAACGAGAAAGTCATTTGTCCTCGCTGCAAGGCGGCTGTGCCCACGCATCGGCAGGTGGCGAACGGCAGCTGCCCGCAGTGTGGCAAAGTCATCGTCAAGGAGCCGCGCCAGAAGCCGCCGGCCGCCAACCGGGAGACAAAGCCGCTGTGAAGCAACTAGAGGCGACAGAGCAACTGCTACCCGACCTACTCGTGGCGCGCCTCATGGAGATGCGCCGGCAGCAGGCCAGCGCGCTGCAGGCCACCGAGCAGACGCTGTTCTGGCTCGGCGCGCTGTCGAACGAAAAGCGCCTGCTCCTGAGCCGGGAAGAGCGGATACACTTTCGCGCCTGGCTGCGGGCCAATACAACTAAACATATTGACGGTCATCAATAGCTGTGCTATGCTTATGTTCAACTGAATAGCTCGGCTAACTCCGACAGGACTGCGCCGCATTGACCCGCGAGGGTTAGTGCGGCGTTTTGCGTTTATGGCGACGAGGGCGACAGATGGGCAATGACATAGAGCACAGAATACCCGTTCGTATTGAAGTGCGGGAAGCGGGCGCGGGAGACGACGACGAGGAGCGCTTCGAGTTCACCGCCGAGGCGTCCAACAACTCGCTCGACTACTACTACACGCACATGACGCCTGCCACACTCGCCAACCTCGCTACCGACGCGCGCGCCGGCGTGCAGTTCCTCGACAGCCACGACAGCCGCAACCTCGGCTACGGGCGCACGTTCGGCGGACGGGTGGAAGTAGACGCGAGCCAGCGCCCCGACTGGAGCACCTACCGCCGGGAAGGGGTCGAGCTGCCCATCGCGCCGCCGGCTGAGTACCAGCGCGCCCTCATCGACGTGTTCACCATCCCCGGCATCCGCTTCGGCGGCGGCCTGACTTACGGAAGCACCGATGACTTCATCCGCGCCGTGCGCGCCGGGCTGGCCCGCGACGTGAGCATCGGCTTCTACGGCGGCGAGTGGCGCTGCGACATCTGCGGCAACGACTACCGCAGCTACGAAGCCTGCCGGCATTTCGCCGGCGCGGTGTACGGCATCGGCGAGAGCGGCGAGCGGCGCGTGCTGGCTACCGTCTCCATCGACGGCGCGCACCTGGGCGAGCTGTCGGCCGTCTACGACGGGGCGACGCCCGGCGCGATGATCCGCAAGGCGGAGCGGGCCGCCAGGGCCGGGGAGATAGAGCCGGAGACCAAGCGCCTGCTGGAGGCGCGCTACAGAGTAGAGCTGCCGGCGCGCGTTCTCAGCGCCGGCGTTGACGTGTCCAAGAGTGGCCGCAGCGCGGCCGGAGGTAAAGGTATGGATATACAGCAGTTGTTCGACGACGCGCGCGCGGCCATAGCCGAGACGCTGGGCCGCGAGATGGAGCCGGGCGAGGCCATCCGCCATCTGGCGAGTGAAGTCACCCGCCTGGAAGGCGAGCTGAGTGACGCGCAGGCGGAGACGCAGCGCCTCGCTCCCCTGGCCGACGACGGGCGCGCCTACCGGGCCGACCTGGTAGCGGATGCGCTCGCGGAAGGCGTGCGCGCGTACGGAGAGGACTTCGCGGAGGAGACCTACCGCGTCGTCCTGGAGGCTGCCAACCTGGAAACGGTGAAGCGGATGCGCGACGACTGGGCGCGCATCGCCGCGAAGCGGTTCCCCGGCGGGCGGCAGTCGGTTGACGAGGAAGAGACGCCGGCGGCTCCCGAGCGCCGCGTCGTGCCGGACGAGGCATACGCGGCCTGATAGCCGCCAGAAATAGGAGAATGAGACATGGCTGATCCCCGTAATGCAGTTGTCTTTGATGGCATCGGCTACCAGGCCGAAACGTACATCATCGACAACGAGACGATTGTGTATGATGCCGACGAGCCGGGCGGCAGCGAGGCCGTGGGCCTGGCTGTCAGCGTCGTGCTGGGTAGCACTGTGGGCCTCGCTGCCGACGGTGAGCCTGTGTTGGGCAAGCTCATCCTGGTCGAAAGTGACGGCAAAGCCGTCGTGCAGACCGGGGGCTATTGCGAGCTGCCCGGCGGCGAAGCGGCCACCCTGACCCTGGGCGCGGCCATCGTCGGCGCTGAAGACGCCGAGAGCGCGCCCGGCTACATCCGTACCGCTGACTCGACCACCGCTGCAGAGCTGGCCCTCTGCGCGCACAAAATTATCGACGCGGACGATGCGACGGCCGTCATCGTCAAATTGACCTGAGCAAGCTGAGCCAATAGGAGAATGAGACATGGCTGATGTAACGACAGAACGGCTCGGCACCGAGGCGCTGTGGGAGCAGTTCAGCGGCAACCCGCTGGGATTCCACCGCCAGGTTGCCGACGAGATGGAACAGCGCGGTATTGAAGACGCCCCGACGCTCTCCCGCGCGCTTGAGTTCGTTTCTCCCTCGGAGCAGGGCGAGCGGCTCGACGCCTTCGGGCGCCTGATGCAGCACGCCGGTATTCGCGTCAAGAGCGACCCGCAGGCCGGCTATTGGGCAAGCCCGGCTGAGGCATTCCTCCGCGACAGGGGCACGCGCGCGCTCCTGCAGGAGTTCTTTGCCCGGCAGTGGCGCAAGGTAGCCTTTGCCACGCGACAGGAGCGGCAGGTC